AGCCATCCATCGTACTGTTTAGTCTTTTAGGTTGGTTAACAGACGCGGCCAAGGGAGTTGTCAGCACAGCCGAAGAAAAAATTGGCGAGGCAAACAACAATATGCCGGTTGGTACAGCCCAGGCATTAATTGAGCAGGGTGCTAAAGTATTCTCCAGCATTCATGCCCGTATGCACAGAAGCCAAGCTAAGTCATTGGCAATTATTTCCCGCCTAAATCATTGGTATTTAGACGAGATGGACAACCAGTCCGGCACTGAAATTCAAGTGCGTGACTTTGCATCAAACTCAGATATCCGTCCAGTATCCGATCCTAACATTTTTTCAGAAACGCAACGTGTTGCACAAAACCAAGCCCTCTTACAGATGGCTACATCAGCACCTCCAGGAATGTTTGACATTCGTGCGGTCTATCGTCGCGTTCTTGGTCAACTTAAAGTTCCGTCTATTGACGAGGTATTGCCTAACCCAATGGGAGCAAAAGAGTCTAACCCTGCGCTAGAGAACGTCTCTATGACTATGGGAAGACCGGCAGCTGCGTACCCAGACCAGGACCATATCTCTCATATAAAGATTCACCTAGCCTATGCCCAAGATCCAGCATACGGTGCAAATCCAGTCATTGGCCCATCATTCTCTCCTAACGCCCTAGAACATATTAAGCAACACTTAACGTTGCACTATCTGCAGTCTATGCGTTCCTATGTTGCGCAGGCTCAAGGCGGAAGAGATACTTTAGAGCTACACCAAGAGAAACCACTAGATCTAGAGGCACAACAGGCCCTGGCAATAGCGGCCCAAATGGTTACTCAAGACTCTCAGCAAGACATGGCGCCGTATATCCAGCAAATTCAAGAGCTGGCCCAAAAAGTTCAACAGGCACAACAGGCCCAGCAACAAAACATTGCTGCGAATGATCCAACGGCCCAAGTTATTCTTAAAACTCAAATGGCTGAGACAGAGCGTAAAGCCGCTGAATCAAAAGCCAAACTGGAGCAGTCTGCCTCCAAGGACAAGATGGAGTACGAGCTTGATATTGCCAACTTGCAGCGTCAGGTTGCTGAGCTCAAGGCTAAATATGAGACACAGACAAGACTTGACGCCAATAAGAGCGCAACACAAATTGCCTTGGCGGACATTAATAATTCATCACGTGAGCGTGTGGCACAAATTGCAGCCCAAATGGGTCTAACCCAAGACCAAATAGCAATGATGCACGAGCATGATATGACAGCGCTAGAAGCAACGAATGCGGCAGAACAAGACCTACGTCAACATGGTTTGGAAGTAGAAAGAAGCCAGATGTCTGACCAAGCGGCTCAAGTACAGCAGCAAATTGCGGCGCAACAACAAGCCCGTCAGACCGGTCTTGACCATGCAGCAACTATGCAACAAAACGATCAGCAGCACCAACAAACATTACAACAAATGGCGGCAACACCGCAACCAACTCCCCCACAAGGACAATAAAATGGCAAAAAACCCACAAGACGGCGGCGAATTAGGCTTTCGTAAAACTTACAAAATGACCGGCACACCAGGCAACGCAGGCGGCCCAGGCGACAAAAAAGTAGATTCCGGCGCATCTGGATCTAAGCGTTCTAATAACGCCGTAAAAGGCAAACCATCTCGTTCAAGCACAGTTGGACCAGACAAAAATCTAAAAGATGTTAAAACTGGTAACTTTTATTAATATTTGGGGCGGAATTTTTAGCTCTTTTGCATTAGTATTAGTATGAAAGACTTTATTTCTGATATTATCTCGCGAACGCAAGATGAACAGGCAAAATTGGCGGAAACCCTCACCGCTGGCAGTAATGTCAATTCCTTTAATGACTACCAACGTTTAGTTGGCAGACATGAAGGGTTTCAGGCTGTATTGAACATTATTAATGAAATTTTGAGGGAAGACGAAGACGACCTGTAAAGGTCATAGGGAGCACTGAACAGTGTTTGATTTAAAAAAGAACGAAGAACCAGATACAAGATCAGAAGAAGAATGTTTTCCAGAAATTGATCATGGTATTGAAGTAGCTGGAGACCGTGTTTTAGTACAACTAAGACGCGAAAAGTCAACCAGTAAAGGCGGTATCATCCTAGTGGATGAAACCAGACAGACGTTACGTTTCAACGAGACTGTTGCCAAGGTTAGCCAAATTGGACCCTTAGCATATAAGTCACCAGAAGATTTAACCCCCTGGATCGAAGGTCCTTGGTGTAAAGTTGGTGATTTAGTTCGTACCATTAAATACGGTGGCGATCGTTTTGTAGTGCAACCAGATGATGAGGGCGCCCCAGTGGTGTTCATTACCATCCAGGCACGTGAAATCATTTCTCGCATTAAGAATTTTGAATATGCGCAGAAAATGAAGGCGTTTGTAGACTAACTTTTGTATAAAAGAGAAAATTATGGCAGATAAAGAAAAAGATGTTCCTATTAAGGAACAAGAAGACGGCTCAGTTCTAGCCAAAGTTCAAGCCCCTGAGGGATTTGATGATGAACACGAAGATGGGGACCAGGCAGTAGCGGCCTCTGATGAAGACAGTTCGGACGAACAAGATGATGATCATAATGATGATCAAGACAACGACGAAACTGAAGATGAGCGTGAGAAAATCCGCGAAGCTAGACGTGAAGAGCGCAGACTCAAAAAAGAGTTAGCCAAACAGCGTGAGGCATCATCTAAACACAAGATTAGCGCACTTGAAAAACGTAACGAAGAATTAGCCCGTCGCTTGGCCGCAGTAGAGAATACAGCATCATCGTATCAGTTTGCACAGATTGACAAGGCAGTGGAAGATGAAGCCACCCGCGTTGAGTATGCAAAAATGAAGATGTTGCAAGCTGCCCAAGAAGGTGACGCAGTTGCTCAAATGGATTACCTGGAGCAATTGACAGAGGCAAAACAACGTTTACAGCAAGTGCAACATTATAAAAAGCAACAGCTCGAGGCAGCTAAAAGCCCAAAGCAAAACGTGCCAAATGAAATGGCTGCAGAAGTGCAACGTAATGCTGAGCGTTGGTTAAAGAAAAACTCTTGGTTTGATACACAAGCCAGAGATACAGATAGTAGAATTGCCAAGGTTATTGATCAAGAACTCGCTGCCGACGGATGGGATCCAAGTGATTCCGAGTATTGGGATGAGTTAGACAGTCGATTATCTGCACGTCTGCCACACCGCTATACAGCAAAAGGTGGCAATAGTAGGCGCTCCGCTGGCCCAACAGCCTCAAGCAGAGTAGCAAACACAACCAGCGCCAAGCCAGGCACAATCACACTAAGCCGTGAGCGTGTTCAGGCAATCAAAGACGCTGGTGCATGGGACGATGTAGACAAACGAAACAAAATGATCCGCGCATACGCATCGTATGACCGCGCTAATAAAGGATAATTAAAATGGCAAACACAAGAATCAAACGCGACTTAGAAGACCGCTTAGCGGAAAAGGCGCAAGAAGTAATCAGCGATCGCTCCAAAGGAGATGAAAGCGATAAAGCACGCAGAGAACGGTTGGATGCGTTCAGAGACAAATGGGCAAATAGTGCGTTGCCAGAGGTACCCCCAGGAGCAATCCCGGGTTACCATTTTTGTTGGTTATCAACAACTAACACTTACGACAGTATCGACAAACGCGTAGCGTTGGGTTATGAACCAGTTAAAGCCTCAGAATTAGGAAAAGGCTTTGAAGGACTAGGTAAAATGAGCTCGGGCAAGTTTGAAGGCTGTATATCTTGTAACGAGATGATTCTTTTTAAGTTACCAGAAGACATTTACCAAGAAGTAATGAAAATGTTGCATCTCGATGATCCTATCGAGCATCAACGTAATATCACCGCTAACGTGCGTGATACTGCCCAAAGTAATAAGGGTGGTCGTTCAGTTTTGGAAGGTGGCTTATTGGAAATGGAAAAAGAAGCGAGCAAAGCGATTAATAAAAATATTCGTTTTTCATAACAAACTTTTAATCAAAGGAAAAAAATGTCCACAACATTAAAACCCTTTGGCATGAAGCCTGCGTACCACCCAAGTGGATTAGACCGCGCTGTACCGTTTAACGGAACAAACAGCTTTGTCACTGGTACCCCTAGCTTCTCTGCAGCTTACACTTTGAGCACTGGCCAAGCATTTTACCAGTATCAACCTGTAGGCCTCGATGCCTCTGGAAATTTAACTATTGCTTCAACAACCGGTACTGGCGGTGCAACTGCAACTTTAGTATACGGCGTATTTGATGGTGTCGAGTACACCAACTCTGACGGCCGTCGCTCTGTTTCTAAGTACGCCACAAAAGCTACTCTTGATGCCTCTACACAAATCATATTTTGGATTTTCCAAGATCCGTCAATTGTGTACGAAATTCAAGCAGCTGGTTCTATTGCATCCACCAAAATTGGTGCGCAATTTAACTTCTCAGCGACCACTGGCTACACAACTGCTGATGGTGTTAGCATCGGTGTAGGCGGCGCTGGTTTCTCCACAACTGCACTAAACCCAACAGCTGTAGCTTCTGCTGCTCAAGGTCAAGTTCGTGTTGTAGGCCTGGGACGTGAAGTAGCATACCCAACTGGCGAATTAAATGCCTGGGGTGATACTAACACGATTGTTCAAGTACAAATCGCTAATAACAGCTTTGTTGCTGCTAAAGCGGCTCCCTAATTAACTAACGAAAGGAAATAGCAATGGCGACCCCAATGCGCAGTACAGACTTTCGTGCGGTAGTCGAGCCGATTATCAACGAAGTCTTTGATGGTGTATATGAGCAACGTGCTGATGAATGGAAAGGCTTTGTTGAGCAGATCCAAGGCATCCCACGTAACTATCACGAAGAAGTAATGCTGTTCGGTATGAACGCAGCTCCTGCAATGCCTGACGGCACTCCAGTTAGCTACGATCAAGGCGGTACACTGTACATCACTCGTTTTATCTACCAAATCTATGGCTTAGCTTATGCTATGACCAAAGTTTTGATGGAAGACGGCGATCACATCCGTATCGGCAGCACATTTGCAAAACACTTGGCCTCATCTATGATTGAGACAAAAGAAACATTATGTGCTAACCTATTGAACTTTGCGTTTACCGCTGGTTATATTGGTGGTGACGGTGTTGTTTTAAACAGCAACGCACACCCAATTGCTAATGGTCAAACATACAGCAACGTTTTAAGCACAGCAGCCTCATTGTCACAAACTTCAGTTGAGCAGATGCTCATTCAGATTCGTTCAGCCATTGACAACAATGGTAAGCGTATCCGTTTGAAAGCTGAGCAATTGATTGTTCCACCAGCACTCGAGTTCCAAGCAGAAGTAATTCTGAAGTCGGTTCTCCGTTCTGGTACAGCTGACAACGATTTGAACCCAATCAAGTCAACAGGTATGTTGCCAAAAGGCACACACGTTGTTACTCGTTTGAGCTCATCTAAGGCTTGGTGGGTACAGACTGATGCAGAAAACGGCTTAATGCTCGTAATGCGTCGTCCAATGGAGAAATCGATGGAGGGAGATTTTGAGACTGACTCCATGCGTTATAAAGCCACTGAGCGCTACGCGACCGGATGGCACGATGCACGTAACCTTTATGGTACAGCTGGTCTCTAAGCACTAAAAATCAAAAAATATATTTTGAACCCCAGCCCAAAAAGCTGGGGTTTTTTGCATTAGTATATGTATGGCAAGAGATAAAGAAAACCAAAAAAAGTTACAAAAAGAATGGTACGAGCGCAACAAAGCGCTAACCATTGAACGATCACGTCTTTGGGCTTTAACCAACCCAGAAAAAAGACAAGCAATTCATCGTAAAAACAGAGAAAAAGATTTAGAAAACCATAACGCTAGAAATCGTGAATGGAACAAAAATAACAAACCAGTAAAAGCTGCTTTGGAAGGCAAACGTCGTTCTGCACAAATTCAACGCACCCCAATTTGGGACCCCAACGCACACCTCATTATTGCCAAATATCAACTAGCCGCTATGTTTACCCAGGCATCTGGCACCCCCCACCACGTAGACCATATTATTCCACTTCAAGGCCGTAAAGTATCAGGCTTGCATGTCTTTTCTAACCTTAGAGTCATCCCTGGCTCAGACAACGTCAAAAAATCCAACAAATTCCCTATCTAGGGCGGTTTTTTGGTTTTGTTTGCATTAGTATATGTAGGAAGATAAATCCCATTCTGACCGCCGACACTTCCCGGTGAGACGACTTAGAGACAGCTTGGGATACCCACTAAGATAAGGAAACACCCTAAATGTCATCTACATTTACAACCCCCCTCCGCGTATTTAAGCGCAACAACCCAACTAACGACGGCACAATCGCCCCAGATAACACTGGCGCAGCGCAAGTCGCTCAACAGCAGTACCTCCTCCCGTCCATTTCTGCCACAACATCCGGCGCTACCGTATTGACAACAGCTGACGTAGGCCAGACCAATACCAGCCTATTTGTTGTCCCAGCTGGCTCAATTATTAACCACGTTTTCTTTTTCCAGACAACAGCCCCATCAGCCCTAACCGGCGGTGTTATTACTGTAAGCGTTGGCGGTGTTGACGTTGGTACAATTACCCCAACAACAACTGGTGGTCGTATTGGTATATCTTTCACTAATACTGCCGCAGCAGCCACTGCATTAGCAAACGTAGGCACAACAGACGCAACCCTTGTATTTACACAGGCAACTATTAGCGCAATTACCGGCACAATCGCTGGCACATTTGATGTTCAGTACACTGCACGTAACCCTGACGGTTCTATTAATGCTTATGGTTCTGGCTACACTAACTCTTAATTAGGGGATTTAATCATGGGTAGACCAGTCAGAGTAACAGTATCTAGCCAGTCTAGCTCTGCTGTTATCCCCCTTAGTGTAAACGCAGATCCTTTTAACGTCGGAATTGGCTGCAGCATAAGTTCCGGAGCATCTTTAACATATACAGTACAACACACATTTGATGACGTGTATTCGCCTACATTTAGTGCTAGTACTGCAAACTGGTTTTCTAACGCTACGGTTGTGGCGCAAACCACCAGTAAAGATGGTAACTACGCATTCCCAGTAACCGCAGTTCGGCTTACTGTGACGGCGTACACCTCCGGCAGTGTGACAATGACGGTAATTCAGGCAGGATATTAAAATGAATAAACAAGACATAGACAAGGCCTTTGGTGCGTTAAATAACGCCCAAAGAACCTTGTACCCAATCATAACAGCATTGAGTCAAGCCAACGAAGTGTTATCTGTTCTTAGCAACGCAACAGTATTACAAGACACGCTTCTAACAGATACGGCAATATTAAAAGTCAAGTTTGACGAATTAACAAATAAAATTGTTGATCTCGAAGCACAGACCCAAACTGCAAACGAAGAAGTTGCGCAGGCAAAAAGTCAAGGACAAAAAGATATTGCTGAGGCAAAAAGCCAAGCTAAAGAGCAAGTTGCTCAAATCTTGGCATCTATTGCCACTCAAACCAAAGACGCACAGGCTGCGTTTGCAGAAAAACAAGCTGATTTAGCTAACAAGACAACACAGCTACAGTCTGAGCTTGATGCAAGCACAGCGGCATTAGTAGCACAAAAAACAGATTTAGAAACACAAATTGCAACATTACAGAAAAAACTGGACGCTATTACTGCGCAAGCTAAAAAGTTTGCTGATGCTCTAGGGGGGTAACCCGTGAGCGTTAGCCAAGTAAGTTATGTAAACCAGACGCTTATCTCGACTGACAATAGTATTGATATTGTACTGGATAGCGTCGGGAATACAGACTTAACAGTATCTGGCAGCGGTAATAACTCTCCAATTAATCCGGTTTTTACTTATACCTCTGGATTATTGACCAGTGTTGCATATAGTGGTGGACAGACTAAAACACTAACATATACGGGCGGCGTTTTGACACAATTGGATTTTTACAATTTAGTTAACACCATCCGCAAAACGTTTAACTACACTGGTGGTGTGTTGACCTCAATTACGCAGGTGACGCTCTAAATGGCATTCGCACTAGGAACATCCGCCGGAGCAGGAACAATTACCGTTGCTCAAGGTAGCGCAGTTGTTACCGGAGTGGGTACGTCTTTTGCATCCACAGACATCGGAAAAATTATTGTTGTAGGTTCTCAATGGGGTATTATTGGTACTTTTGTTAGTACTACATCCGTTGCATTTACTACACCTTTTGCTACGGCAGTTACAGCATCGGCATATCAAATAAGTGCAAGGATACCCATAATTACCCAATCGGGTACAGATACTAGTTTAGCTGGTTTAACAGGTGTTCCGGGTGTGACAACAAGCCCTTCAGTAACCGCAGGTATTTGGACAATCACCAGTGCATCGCTTGTTGTTACTGGTACTTTAACAATTAATAGGCTATTTAATAGACTTAGATTTTTAAACCCCAACTCCCTTCTTACTGCTTCAACAACCCAGTCAGTTTTTTCAATTAGCGGAACATTTAATAATTCCATTTCTCAAACAACTGGCGGTTATTCTTTTCATTCGCCAAATTATTCAATTTTATTTGAAGGTGCGCCAACTGGTTCTAGTACAGTAGGAAACCTTATTGGTACAACTGCCGCTTCTACTTCAGTTTTTGAAGGTAACATTGAGTTTAACTTATCGGCTTCTACATCGCCTCTTACTTTTATTTTAGAGGGGAATACAACAGTTCAATACGGCGCTTTTGTAAACGCCAGCGTAGTAGGCGCAAACGTACAATTTACAACGCAATTAGATGCTTCAACACTTACAATAAATAGCTGGGCGGGCTATGGGTGTGGATTGCGGGTATTGGGTAACACAACAAACATTAATAACTACATTAGCGTAGGTGCTGCAGGTGCAGTTAATAACGCTTCTGGTAACGCAGTTAACAACCCAATTTATGCTGGACTACAAGACTTTGGTAATGCCCCTGCGTTTAGAACCGTTAATGCCAGTTTGAAATATTTTCAA